AGAATGAAACTGAAAAGAAAGGTCAGGCGTCTGGAGCAGGGCATCACCATGCTTCGTGTTGACATGAGCAAGAAGCTGTCCAGGATCGAAGGTCTGCTCAAGGTCTTCATGAAAGACATCGGAGTGGACGTGCCCACTGATCACGAGGGGGCTTGCGTAGCCGCCTTCAAGAAGATGCTGGATCAAATCGAGCCACCCATCATGCTCCCCAAGGCTATGCCCGAAGTGAAAGGCGACACCATCCGCTTCCGCCGCCGTGAGCTGCCTGGCGCTGACATCCTGGTATCCGAAGGCCTGACACCTACTCCCGAGACAATCAAGGACTTTAATGACGACATGCTTTGCCAATGCCCGCAATGTCGTGAGTACCGAGCCAATGAACGTGTCAGGGAGCGCTTCGAGGGTATGCTACTTTCGAGCGAGGACGTAGCAGCCAGCCTTATCAACTTCCCGGACGACCCGGTCATGTGGCCCGAGGACTGCCAAGTGTTTATCGGCATCGACCCAGGCGTTGAAGACTGGAGTGGCATTGCCATGGTCAGGGATAACCCGGATGACGCGATGATCGACGCCATGACATTCGGCACCGGCCTTTACAGAAGCTTCGGCCCTATCAAGACCGGAACCTACTTCACCGCATTGGCAACAGAGTCCACGGTCATGAAGGCTCTCAAGGAGATGAATGAATAAAGATAACTGGGAACGCAAGCTGGTAAAGTATTGGTCAGGCATGAACTACTCGCTGGTTCAGGTCCAGCCGAGAAAGATCATCGGTGCCAAGATGAGGGTGTTCGTGCATAACGTGCTTTCAATCCCTGGCCAGAAGAGACTATTAGAGGGCAGATGATCGGCAAAATCCTTCTGTTCACATCGCTGTGGATAATCATAGGCCTCATCATCTTCCGTGTCTGCAATGACGCCAAGAGGGACGGCTGGTGGCTTCACGACGAAGATCCGGAATGAGCGACATGCATAGATGGTCACGACCATGGAAGGCGGCGAGGAGCACAGGGGAATAACCAAGTACCCGTCAATATATAACCGGCTCGATTCGACTGCGACATCCCTCTCGTCGGGGGTAAATCGCCTCTGCGTTTTTTCTGTGCAACCGATCAATGGTCATGGTACTGTACAATCTAATGATGAATTGTACAGTACCTTTTCCTTTTGGAGGACCGATGAAAGAGATTATCAAATTTGTTACAGAGGATGGCCAGGAGTTTGTCTCCGAGAACGACGCGCTGAATCACGAGATCAATGTTGACCTCATGATGCTCATGCCGGATAGCGAGGATTCCAGAGCCATAAACTGGACCAGGTTCGAGATCGCAATGTGGGTCAGGCGTAACATTGCGGCAATTAATGTAGCTATCTCCATGGACCGGATCGAGTACCGGATTCCCAGGATCGAATAGCCGACAAGAAACACCACAAGCAGAGGAGCTTCACGGTAGTATGAAAGTATGCAACGACTTACGAGAGCGGCAGTTTACGACCAACAGTACGACAGGCAAGCGCTGCCGCTACATTGATGAGTTTGACGAGCTGGACATAGGCACGGTGTACGACCACGGTGATGGCTGGTACATCGTAGAGAAGAAGTATCAGAACGGTGACGAGCTGGTAGACGTCCCGGCTGAAAACGTCAAGGAGGTAGAACGTTGACACTGAAACAGAAGATCTGTGGATTCAAAGGCCATGAGTTTGAGCTATTCGCTGCGCCCACTGCAGCCAAGCGCACTGCACACGTCAGGCTTATCTGCAGCAAATGCGGATTCGGCACCGCCTGGTATTCACTGCGCAAGGCCACGAAGACGACTGACCTGCTGCAGGCCAAGGAGGAATGATGGACGGCAATATCTTTCGTGGCCTCTTCGCGAGACTGGAGGCAAACCGCAAGGCCGCTCTCGACAAGCAGGCCGAGGCCGAGAAGGACAGCAAGGAGCTTCTCGACCTGGAAAAGGCCCAGCACAGCCAGTTCCGCGCCAGGATGGAAGGCCTGCGCATCAAGTGCGAATTCTTCCGTGAGAAAACACCCCATGGGTCTTTCGAGATACTCATGGGCCGCAAGGTCATGGTAGAGAGAATCTACGTTGACCCCGAATTCATGGACGTCGGCGTCTGCTTCGTATACTGGGACAACACCGGTATCATGAGACGCAACCGCATGTCCATTGAGAACTTCAGCGCTGGATGTGACCGCAGCAGTCACTGGTCACCAACCCAGCAAATCACCGCCAATCAAGGCCCAATGATCACACCTATCTATTGAGAGGAGTACCATGGAACTCGAAAGACTGAATCCGATTATCGTTCCCACCAGCCAAAGCTACAACTCGGTCAAAGCCGCCCTGGTTATCCATGAGCGTGGCGCCCTGGTCAGGTTCTCGGAGGTGCTGCCGCTGATCGCCATGTGCGAGAAGGCCACCGAAACAGTGATGGAGCTTGACGCCCTGCGTAGCAAGAAGAAGGCTGCGGAGGGACACATCAGGGCCTTTCGCGAGGCAAACACCATGCTTGGTGAGGTCATTCGTGAGCAAGAGGACGTCAACCATATCCTCCAGGAGAAGTGCATTGAGCTGGACAACAAGCTGCGTGAGGCTCAATCCCTGGCCGCAGAATGGCAGAAAAAGCTCAACATGGAAACCATGCGCCATGAAAGACTCCTGAGGCTTCGCGACAGCATGACCAAAGAGATCGCGATGCTGCGGGCACATCTGGACGTCTCCAGTCTCAGCACCCAAAACAGCAAGCACTGACATGAGAATCATGATCTGGGTTATCGGCGCTATGTTCACATTCGGATATATCGCCGGTCAGGAAGAATACAACCCCGCGAGTCTCGGTGCCAGGGCTATTGCCTCTGCGATAGTTTGGCCGCTGATTCTCGGGGTTGACATTGCCAGGAAGGAGGCAAGAAATGAATAGAGCGGATTATCCGGATATCGCAGACGATATTATGGCGAAGGTACTGGAGCAGCGAGCCAGAACGGTACTATTGTTCGTAGCATTCGTAATCGCCTGCCTGTGCGCGGTAGGCATCACAGAAATGAATAACAGAAACTCCATCGCTCTGCAGGGAGGCCACTACGCTAACCAGGTTGCCCTCCAGGATAAGGCCAGCCACGACGCGTTCGAGATGCAGCGCGTAGCCATTAACGCCGGAAGGGTGCGTCAGGAGGAAGCGATAAAGGCCCAGGTCCAATTCTACCTCCTGCAGAAGGGATTCGAGATCCAGGAGAAAGAGAAGGAGCCGCCCTCCTTCCCCAGCCAGATTCCGGAGAAGCGTCCGTCGACAGAACAAATGTGAATGCCCCATAGGTGTTGATGGCAACACCAGAGATCCGGCGAATACCAGGCTCACAACCTGGTAGCCGTTTAACCCACTTGAGCCAACTTACCTGGAACCGGCTCAAGTGGGTTTTTTTATTGACCTAGCAATAAGCATGCCATATATTTTCCGGTATGATCAAGACGTATTCACAAAGAGATCTTGTCCTGGATATCCCGGACAAATTCCTCTTCCTGTTTCACCCCAAGGACTTCAAGGTAGCCAAAGGTGGACGGTCAAGCGCCAAGTCCTGGAGCTTCGCCCGCGCTCTCGTTGTCATAGGCTACGCCGAGGAGAAGCGTATCCTCTGTACTCGTGAAGTCCAGAACTCCATTGACGAATCGGTATACCAGCTACTCAAAGACCAGATCCGCCTACTTGGCCTGGACTGGTTCTATACCCCGTTCCGTGACAGGATTGTCGGCCAGAATGGTACGATCTTGGTGATAGTGTGACTGGCCACTCACACTATCACCTCCCTGAAGTCATACGAGGGATTCGATATCTGCTGGGTAGAGGAGGCTCACGCCGTCAGTAAGCGGTCATGGGACGTCCTAATCCCGACCATCCGGAAGGAAGGGTCCGAGATCTGGGTCACCTTCAACCCCGAGCTGGAGAGCGACGAGACGTACAAGAGGTTCGTTACCGAAGCTACGCCTGACCGGTATTATGTGGTTCATGTCACCTGGCGGGATAATCCCTTCCTCACCGCAAAATCGAATGCAGATCGCCTGGAGTGCAAGCTCAAGCGCCCAGACGACTACGACAACATCTGGGAAGGCCGCTGCAGGCCTGCCGTGGCTGGAGCCATCTACTACAAGCAGATGGACGAAATGCTGCGACAAGGCCGTATATGCAACGTTCCATACGACCCCTTCCTGAAGGTACACGTCATCTCCGACATCGGCCTGAACGACACCACAGCGCTTATTATGGCACAACGCCGCGCCTCCGAGATCCGCATCATTGACTATATCGAGGACAACCGCAGGACGTGGGACTCGTACTCTATCGAGCTGAAAGAGCGCCGATACAACTGGGGCAGGCTCTGGCTACCGCATGATGGCTTCGCCGCCGATATGAAGAGCAACGGCAAGTCCTCCGCAGACATCCTTCGCAAACTTGGCTGGGACGTGCCAGATCGGGAGGAGATCGTAGAGCGCTCTATCGAGGAGGGCATAAAGGTCGCCCGCATGACCATGCCCAGGATCTACGTCGATGTGAAGAAGGCCGCAAGGCTTATCGAATGCCTCAAGCGGTATCGTCGGCACGTGTCGAAGCAGACCCTCGCCGAGACAGGCCCGGTCCATGACGAATTCAGCAACGGTGCCGACTCCTTCCGCTACCTCTGCCTCAATATCGAGAAGATGACCAACGAAGAGCGTCATACCATGAGGATGCCGAACAGGCGTACCCGCTACGGTCAGCCGCTCGATGACGGCGTCGGTTATTAGGAACTATATGAAAATATTGGATAAATTTAAAGAAGTACTTATCTATAACGAAACTACCGGGGTTTTCACGTGGAGAGTAACCACAAGCTCCAGGGCATTGGCAGGAAGCGCGGCTGGATGTGTCAGCAGTAGTGACGGCTATATCTACATCCAGTACGCCGGAGATAAGGTCCAGGCCCACAGGTTGGCTTGGTATTTTATCCACGGCTATGACTCGGAATTTGAGATCGACCACCGCGATAGGGTGAGGACGAATAATGCACCAGACAATTTGCGTGAGGCGTCGAGGCAATGCCAGTCCCGAAATTGCGGTATGCTGTCAAACAATACGTCAGGAATTAAGGGCGTATCGTGGTACAAGCAAACCAACAGGTGGCAGGTCCACATAAAAGTCAACGGTAAACAAATTCGCCTGGCCTATGTCAAGAACCTACTCGATGCAGCTTACCTTCGCTACGCTGCCGAGCAATGTCTTGGGTTCGCTGATTGCGACACCATGTCCAGCGCGAAGGCCTATATCGACTCCCACAAATACTGATTGCCTCAAATCAAGGGCAAAATTTCACCTACTTTTTTGCCCTACTTTCGCAGCATGCATTTTTCTTGCCAGTTTCACAAATAAAACCTTGTCATCATCCATCTGGTGATTAGAATTTTGACATGAACGTAATTAGTACTATTCTTGCAATAGCATAATCCATGCCGAGAACAATATGACACCGGAAGATAACGAGCGAAAGAAAGTTATGAGAGAGATGCAGCGCGAAGCCGATGGGCTGCTTGCTCAATCCGGTCTGCATGAGATGCCAGACGGAACCCTCATGAACAATGAGGAAATGGCCGTTGACTCCACCGGTCAGTACGAACCAGAACAGGAGCACGGACCATCTGACAATCCGATGGAGCCGGACATAGAGGACGAGGAGGCCAGCGAGGCCCAGCAAGAAGCCATTATGGCCATTGCCCATTCGATCCTCAAGACCAGGGAAGAGGCTATACAGTACCGCTCGAATTCCGGAATAGAGCGCTGGTGGAGGATCAGCGAGCAGATGCTCGACTACTCCCAGGATCTGGAGCAGGCACCGGCAATGATCGACTACGCTGCGGGAACCGCCCCCGTGCCGAATACCGGGGTCAGGCGCTCGCGAGTCGTTATGAATTTGGTAAGGGGCCGATGCGAGGTTTCGCTCGGTCGCTTCGAAGACATCCTCCTTCCGGTTAGGGATCGGAACTGGGGATTCAAGGTTACACCGAACCCCGAGGTCATGAAGATGGTTGGGGATCTGCGTATGGCCACGTCAGGCGGTCAGCCGGTTAAAATGACGAACGGCCAGCAGGCGAACATGGACCAGGTCGCAAAGGCGATCAAGGTGAAGGCCGAGAAGGCAATGGCCGGTATGGAGAAGGTTGTCCACGACGCCCTGACCGAGTGCAGCTTCAATAGCGAAGAACGTAAGGTCATGGAGAACGCCGTCAACCTTGGCACCGGCATCCTGAAAGGACCGTGTATCTCCCGCAAGCTCAAGAAGGTATGGAAGCGCGAGCAATCAGCGAATCCGAACGTCGAGAACGGACCTCCTGTGTGGGTCAGGAACCTGGAGTATAAGGAAGACAATAAGCCGATCTCTCTATCAGTAAGCCCGTGGAATGTGTACCCTTCCGCAGACTGCAAGGGAGATCCGAGCAAGGGATCTTACATCTGGGAAAAGGACACGATCCGCCCCCGAGATGTGCAGCGCCTCATCGGACTGCCAGGCTACAGCACCAAGCAGCTTGAGTCAGTGCTCGAAGAGGAGCCGAAACGAATCATGGTCACCTATGACCAGCACGGCAACTACATGAAGATCCAGGAAGAGAATGCAAACCTGGGCGAGGTGTATGACCTATGGGAGTACAACGGAGAGGTCAGGCGCGAGTACATGGAGCTGTTGGGCTGCACCTGTCCTGTCGGCAGACCGGTATCGGCCAGGATAGTATTTATCAACGACCGCCCCGTAAAGGCAACGCTGAATCTGCTTGACACTGGCGATCTTCCCTACGACTTCTTCACCTGGACCAATATCTCTGATGTCCCGTGGGGAGCTGGCGAGCCGATCAAGATCATGTGGGCACAGCGTATCATCAATGCCGTATGGCGGCAGATGTGCGACAATGCCGGTGACTCTGCGGGCGCGAATATCGCGATCATGGGCCTTGAGCCTGACGATGGCGTCTGGGAGATCAGCGGCAAGAAGTTGTGGAGATGGGACGGCGAGACGGACCTTGACGATATCCGCAAAGCCATTACCCAGGTCCAGGTAGAGAACAATCAAGCCCCCCTTCAAGCCATGCTTGAGCTGGCCCTGAAATTCATCGACTTGATGACGGCCACGCCAACCATATTCCAGGGTGAGGCCAAAGAGGCACCCGACACTCTCGGTGCCACCAATATCGTGGTTGACTCCTCGAACGTCACCTTCCGCTCCAAAGTGAAGCGATGGGATGACCAGGTAACCACTCCGCACCTTCGGAGATGGTACGATTTCGAGATGCAATACCATGAGGACGATTCGATCAAGGAAGACCTCGACGTTGATCCACGTGGCGCTTCGGTCCTGTACGAGAAAGACCAGATGCGTCAGCAGATCCTCCAGATCTTCCAGCTGAAAGCAGACCCTGACATCAACAGGAAGACCGACTGGGACAAGGCTATCGAGCTGTTCTACTCAGCCAGCCACCTGGACATTATCAAGGATCAACCGGCAGAGGGTGAGCAGCAGCCACAAGGACCGCCGAGTCCTGACCAGATCCAGCTACAGGTTGCGCAGGTACGGGCCGACAGCCTTATGCAGGTAGCCATGCTTAAGCAGCAGCAAGCCGAGGCAGAGATGGCCTTCAAGTCCACTGAGGCCGACAAAGAGAGACAGCATGAAGCGGCTATGAAGCAAGCCGACCTCCAGATCAAGATGATGGAGTATGCCGAGAAACGGAACATCAACCTCGATAACCTTAAGGTCCAGCTGGCCCTTGGCGGTGAGGGGATGAATATGCAGTGGAAACTGGCCCAGAACGGCAGAGAGGACTCCAGGCAGGAGCGCCAGGAAGGCCGACAGGATTCGAAAGAGGAACGAGCGGAAGAGATGAACGAGCGCCGGGTAGAGCGAACTGAAGAGCGTGTCGCTACCCCGCAGGTTGCCACTCCGCCGACCGAACCCCCAGGAAGAGCACCAGTTGGTGAGGCTTACCCGAGATGATCGATATCGACAACCAAGAAGTTGAGCTGGTAATTCCCGCATACTTTGACGAGAATTCCCAGACGTGGGCCGCAATGAAGGAGATGCTCGAATCCCTCCTGGCCGACACAAGGAAGCGAAACGATTCTTTCCGCAATACGCCGGATCAAACCGCCGCCATTCGTGGAGAGGTCAAGCTGTTAAAGCAACTGTTGAAGATACCTGAGAAGGTAAGAAAAGGCCGCGCAAAGCGCCCACAAACTATCCGTCAGGACTTTTAAGCCGCTGCCGGGAAGAGGAGCAATCCAATGTTCGAAGAAGAAACCGTAGTACCGCAAATGTCACAAGAAGAGATCGACCTCCGGAATGAACTGAATAAGGAAGTTTTCGAAGGAGCCGAGGGTATTGAAACGCTGCCGCCTGCAGAAGCCGCCAGTGAGGAAGATGCCGCAGCTCTCGAAGCAGCCAAGAAAGCAGAGCAGGAAAAAGAGGCAGATCCGTGGGAGGGTGTTGCACCAGTCCTTCGCCAGGCGATTGAGAGTATCCAGTCCAGACTTGGCGGGTTTGACGCTTTCGGCGAACGGTTGAAACAGGCCGAAAATCGGGTTGGTGGAATTGATAACAGGCTTCGGGATATGAAGGCCGCATTCCCGGCTGCAAAACAACCAACCAGACAAGATGTAGAAGCCGCCCTGGCGAGCAATGCTGGATTTAAGGTATTCAGCGAAGACTTCCCGGATCACGCAAACGCTTTCAAAGAGATTCTGATTGCCACCACCTCAGGTGCTGGCCCGGTCGGGATGTCGATGGAGGAAGTCCAGAAGATGCGTGACGAGATGAACACCAACTTCGAGGAACGCCTGAACAAACAGCAGCTCGGATTCGAGCTAAAGCTTCTCCGTAGCAAGTATAAGAACCATGTCGCATTGATTAAGGAGCCGACCTTCGAGCCGTGGCTACAGACTCAGTCTCCCGAGATGAAAGCGAAATTTGGTTCATTTGATGCCCTGGATGGTATCGACCTCCTTGACGAGTACACAGCGTACAAGGCGAAAGCCGCAGCGCTGCCGAATACCGCGAAGGAGCGACAAGATCGGCTGGCCTTAGCCGCCGAAAATAAACGCACCACCACGGCAGTGAAACAAAAATCCGAGGCTGACATGACCGAGGCGGAATACCGCGATTATGTATCCAAACAAATTTGGGGGAAATAAGCAATGGCCACTCAAACCTATTCTCTTGTTCCGAGCAGGAACCTGATTCGAGCAGAACTCGAAATGCTGAAGTATGCCGAACCTTACTTTGTGTTGGGATCTTTCGGTATGCAGAAAGAAATGCCGCTCAATAAGACCGAGACTCTCGTCTTCCGTCGAGTTGACCCGTACAACATGGCTGCGAACGGTATCGCCAATATCACCGCCACCGACTTCCTGTTGGCAGAGGGTGCCATTCCGACTCCTTCGACCATCAGCTACACCGACGTCTCTGTCACCCTGAAGCAGTACGCCGTCCTCTTCAAACTGACCTCCAAGGCCGCTTTGATGTACGAGGATGACATCCCGAACGACATGAAAATGCTCACCGGGAAGACCATGGGTGAGGTTGCCGAACTCGTCGCATTTGGCGAATTCAAGGCAGGAACGACCGTCGTGTACGCGAACGGGTCCAGCCGTGGAGCAGTTAACACCGCGATCTCCATCAGCAAACTCCGGTCCATTACCCGTACCCTGGAGAACAACCTGGGTGCCAAGGTGACGACTTCCATCAAACCGGGTCCGAACTTCGGTACGACCGGTGTCGCCCCCTGCTTCGTCGTCTTCTGTCATACCGACTGCGCCGCTGACGTCCGGGATCTCCCGAACTTCACCGACCGCATCAAGTACGGCACCGCGATCAAGCCGGTACACGACAGGGAATTCGGTGCATGCGAGGAATTCCGGTTCGTAAGCTCGGCCCTGCTCCGTCCTTTCCTGGCCGCTGGATCTGCCACCCTTAACGGGATGAAGAACAGTTCCGCAGCCGTTGACGTCTACCCTTGGCTTGTCATCGCCGAGGAGGCATGGGGCCACGTATCCCTCAAGGGTCATGGCAAGACTTCCATCTCTCCGACCTATCTGCCGCCCAGCCAGAAGAGTCATGCGAACCCCAGCGGAACCTTCGGGTATGTTGGTGCTGACTTCTGGTATGCGCCGGTACGGGCCAACGAGAACTGGTTCGTCCGCTTCGAGTCTGGCGTAACCGACCTGTAAGATCTGACCGCGTAACTGACTAAGCTCTGACCAAGTTTTGACGAGCTTGGTCAGTAGCGGACATTAAACCTTTGAGAGGTAAACGAAAATGGCTGAGAGTATCAAAAAAAGAGCGTCGAGCCTGGCAAACATCGCCGACGCCTTTCATATCAGAAAAATCTGGGAGTCGATTAAGACCGAGCTGGACGCTCTGCGAACCGTGGCAAACGAGCTTCGCACCGACCATGCCACGTTCAAGACCGCTGCAGACGGGGCTGAAACCCTTATCGAGGAGCTGCATGACGACCATGCTACCGCCGTAACCTGGATGACCGAGGTTGACGCGGACAGCGACGTCATGGGTAATATTGTTTCGTTCAATATGGCAGATGGGGTGATTGGTGGCGACTTCGGTATCGCTGGAACCGCTGCAGTAACACTTCTCGGCTCCGGGAATGTCCGGTATCGTATCGGTGGCCAGGAATATTACGCCACCCTCGACACCACTATCACGCTCGAAGACTCTGGCGATATCGTCCAGAACAAATATGGCGCATGGCGAATTCTGATCGACAGAACAGGGGCCGTAACGACCCAGGACACTGGCGCACAGATGGCATTCGACAATGCCGAGGACGCCCTCCTGTGTCTGTCCGCAGTCGCACCGACCGCCAACACCGCAGTCATCGGCTACTTCACCGTGACCGACGCAGGCGCTGGTGGATTCAATATCGGCACCACGAACACGAGCGGCGGCACCGCCACTGGTGTGGTATACAAGGTCCAGAACGCCCCCAAGAAGGCCACTGGCTTGACCATAGCGAACGGCGCAGCCACTGCCGTGGGTACTACCCCGGAACGCTACTCAACTGGCACCAAAGACGTCATGCTGAACGGTGTGAGGATCGCCCAGATCGCCGCAGAGGCCGACAAGACCTTTGACGACGCTGACACAATCGGCCAGTCGCAATACGGCGGATGGCTCATTGTCACGAACCTGGCCCAGAACGCAACCTACGCCTTGGCCTCGAACGGCATCGCCGGTACTGTGAGCGCAATGACCCATGCCGACGCCGCTGCAGCCGACGCCGCACTCGATATAATCGCCGACCAACTGCCGTCAATGTTCTGTCCCGTTGCAAAACTGGTAATCCAGAACCTGCTCGGAGCTGGCTGGACTGCGAACACCGATGATGTTGATGGAGTTGATGGAGCTGCAACCTTCACCGACGCAACCGTAGGCACCTGGGATAGAGCTGCCCTGACTGGCTTCGACAGCCATAAAGTCACGCCGCCCACCATCCCGGCAAGCATTACCGCACCGCTGGTTGCTGGCCTCACGGCACCGAAACCGGCATCTGCACCTGCGACTCTTTCCGCCGCAGCAACAAGTGAAGTCCTGACTTCGTAAGAATAAACGAGATACTAACAATCTCAAGGAGTAAGATTATGAATAACCTGAATGACGATCCCCGTGGCGGAACCATGTGCCTGTCGAAGGCCGGTCTTGTGATCGGTGACGGTGCGAAAACTGGACCCGCGATTGCCGCGCCGAATGGAGCCGGTATTGACTTCGTGATCGACGGTATCGCCTATCACAAAGCCGACGCCGCAACCGTACTCCCCTTGTCCGCTGACACCGTACAGGCCGCAGACACCACCTGTATCTATTTGATGCAGGTGGATTCCGGTGGCAACGTGACCAGCGTTAAGGGTGTGGAAGTCCTGAACACCAGGCTGGTTGCCGGTATTGGCCGTCTCGAATGGCCGACCCCCGACGCCGGTAAGTGTCCGTTTGGCGCAGTCAAAGTGAAAACCGTGGCGGTGACCTTCACCCCCGGAACCACCGCGCTCGACGCTGGCGGTATCACCGAGACTTATTATGACATCGCAATGGGCGTACCGCTGGTTGGTTTGACGTCCTAACAGAAGTCATACCATAGTTATGACGTGGTAACTATAATGGCCGGAAGCGTTATTATACTTCCGGCCATTATTCTAAAACAACAAGGAGAATATCATGGCCCGTAAAGAAACCGACGTAACCCTTAATAATGCAGGTCAACCCCTTACCATGCCAGAGATTGGCACTGGCGGCAGGAATATCGAGGTCGTTCATGATTTCGACCCTACGCAAATTGAGGACTTCGAGGCCTTTATGAATCAGATCCTGGTGATTATGGTTTATGAAGACAACCAGGAAGGCGCACTCAGAGTTATCACTCCTAACGTGAACGGCAATACCCAGCCTATCATGCGTGGAGTCAAGCAGAAAGTAAAACGGAAATACGTCGAGGCCCTGGCCCGTTCCGTTGTGACGAAGTTCGACCAGAGACGGCAAGATCCTTTCGACCCGGCGAGCCTGGTTATGGTGCCTGTCACGCGACAGACTTACCCGTTCACGATCATCGCAGACCCTGACCCGCGTGGCGGAATATGGCTTGAGATGGTGATGACCCAAACCATGAGGTAGTTATGGACCGTCTGTTGATGTCGCAGAGATTAAGCAGGAAGGCCGGTGTAAACTTCGCCGGTCCTACCACGACCTTGGGCCAGACCGGTCAATTCCTCCAACTCATCGACTGGCTGGACGAGGCTTATAACGACATCCAGGGTATCCACACGACCTGGCAATTCCTGCGAAAGGAATTCAGTAAGGTGTTGACCCCGGCTGACGGATCTTATACTGCGACGGATCTGAGTATATCAGACTTCCAGGAGTTTGCGCCAGAGGACTGGCGGATCTTCCTGAATGCATCAGACGAATCAGAGATCTACTACATGGAATGGAAGGACTTTCGGCTTGCCTATCAGATCGGCACCAGCTTGACCCAGACGGGCAGGCCGATAGCTTTTTCCATCAAACCTGACGATACTGTCGTCCTTTACCCCATCCCTGATCTGGCCTATACCCTCAAGGGGGAGTACTTCCGCGCCCATCACGAGATGACTGCAGACGCACACGAGCCTCTATTTCACAAGGATTACCACTGGATAGTCATATGGAAGGCCCTGACCTACTATGCTGTCGAGTATGGAGAGCCTGACAAGTTCGCTACCGGAACCAGGGAGTGCAGGAAGCTGCTTCGCCGAATGGAGAAGAAGTACCTCCCTAGAGTGACGTGGGGGGAACCGTTGGTATAATGGCTAGGCAATCTTCCGCCCCAAGGGTGGACACGAAATACATCGAATACAAGGGCGGGCTTGACACCGAGACAGCCAGGGTGCAAATACCCTCTGGCACAGTCAGGGAGTCGAAGAACGTCTATCAGCGCATCAATGGCGGCTACCGTACCACTGGCGGTTACGAGCGCTTCAGCGGGAAACCCAAGCCTCATGACGCGGTGTATCAAATCATCGCCGTCACCATTACCGGGTCCATCAACGCGGGCGACACAGTCACCGACAACGACGCCTCAGGATCTGCCGTGGTTATCGTCAACGCCACCACCTACCTCGTGACCACGAAACTCTCAGGCACCTGGCACCTCCACGGTGGAGAGGTCAAGGTGGGCGGTGTCACGCAGGCCACCATGAGCGCCATCCCGGCTGCTCTGGCCGCTTCCACGAGACTACTTGACGCCCAGTACCTGAATCTCGCCGCCGACAACTACAGGGCCGATATAGCCCCTCCTACGGGGTCAGGATCGATCCTTGGGGTATGGTTCTTCAAAGACAACTGGTACTGCTTTCGAAACAACGCAGGCGGCACCGCAGTCGGTATGTGGAAAGCTTCGGCTGCAGGATGGGCCGCAGTGGCCCTTGGCCTCAGGCTGGACTTCACGTCTGGCGGAACCTACGTGATCGCGGATGGAGACACTATTACCGGGGAAATCTCAGGCGCAACCGCAGTTGTCGGCAGGACTGCCCTGGCTACAGGATCATGGGCCGCTGGCACGGCTGCAGGGCGGATGGTATTCGCGTCCCAGACCGGCACCTTCCAGGCAGAAACCCTGAGGGTTGGAGCCAACCTGAACGTTGCCACCATAGCCGGGGATTCGGCTGCTATCACCATCCCTAATCCTGGCGGGAGATATGAGTTTGCGAACGGTAACTTCACCGGATCTGAAGATACCCAAAAGATGTACGGGTGCGACGGCAGGAATCTTGGCTTCGAATTCGACGGCACAAACTACATGCCAATCGAGACAGGGATGACCTCCTACCCCACTCACATCTTTATCCACAAGCAGCAGCTATTTTTCTCCTTCCGTGGGTCAGCGCAACATTCACAGCCTGGACTTCCGTATGAATGGACTCTGGTTCTCGGCGCAGGCGAAATCGGCCTTGGTGATCACATTACCGGGTTTATTTCCCAGCCAGGATCTGATGGAACAAGCGCATTGACGATATTCAGCACAAGCGAGGTATCGATCCTGTACGGGTCTAATATCAGTGACTGGAACCTCGTCTCATTTAAGCAGAATCTTGGTGCCCTTGAGTGGACTTCCCAGAGGATAGGCGATACGATATTCGTTGACAACCGTGGAATTACCAAACTGAGCGCCGCGCAGGTATACGGCAACTTCTCCGATTCCACTATGTCTGTGAAGTTTGACAGCTACATGGATTCGAAGAAAAATCAGATCACCGCCACAGCGATCAGCCGCGAGAAGAACCTCTATATGATCTTCTTCGATGATAAGACCGCCCTATTCTGCACCATAGTTGGCACTAAACTTGTGTCTGCTATGGAGCAGGAGTTCAACGACAAGGCGGTATGCATCTGCTCGGCAGAGGACAGCGGCGGTAATGAGTTTGTAATGATCGGAAGCGACGACGGAAACGTCTACGAACTGTTCCAGGGAACCAGCTTCGACGGAGACGCAAGGGCCTGGTATTTCTACCTTGCCCACGACAGTCTTGGTAGTCCGACGTTCTACAAGAGATACATCGTCACGACACTAGATGTTACAGGGTTAGGGTACGCAAGCTTTCAATTTGGCTACAGTCTGGAATATGAATCTGCCTACACACCGCAGCCAGCCCTAACAACCAGAGAGATTACTCTCGGAGACGTATTCTGGGGGTCTTTCACTTGGGGGCAGTTTTATTGGGACGGCCAGGTTCTGGTGCCAGAGAAATTCCCCACCATGGGACTTGCCACTAATATCGGCCTGAAGTTCGCAGGGTCCAGCGACTATGATGCAGAGCTTACGTTCAACGGGAGCCTACTGCAGTTTTATATGACAAAGAGCACGAGGTGATTCGATGCCGAATGAATATTACGACAGCACTGGGGCGCCAGCGAATAACTCGCTCGGCAATCCGGCATTGATAAGAGCTGAATTCGACGCCATCGAAACCGGCTTCGCCAAATTGCCACCGCTCGCCACTCACGCCAATGAAGCGGTGTTCGTTAATGCCGGTGCCACTGCCCTTGAATCACTCACTGCAGCCAACGCCAGAACTAGGCTGGGTGCCGAGGCTTCCGCTAATAAGGATGCCAGCGGCGGATTTGTGGGCCTCACTTTGTTGAAAATCAATTTCAAGAACGTACTCGACACATTCACGTCATTCCTGACAAACTCTAATACAGCGTCAAGAACATACACTTTCCCGGACAGCGACGGAACGATAGCGCTAACCACCGACATGCCGCTGAATGGGAGAAAGAATTGGATTATCAACGGAGACTTCAGGTTATGGAGGAGGAATACTTCCCATACGGTAACCGGTTACGGATCTGACGACAGGTGGTATGTAGGCAGTAATGGGACAACGTTCACCAATAGTAGGCAGGAGTTCTCCCTAGGGCAAACAGACGTGCCGGATCAGCCAAGATATTACTGTAGGCTGGTTACCGTGTCTGCGGCTGGCGCTGCTAATTATTGCAACAAGGAACAGCGCATAGAAGGAGTCCACGTGTTGGCTGGGACCAGCGTAACCCTGTCATTCTACGCCAAGTCCAGCGTCGCCTCCAATATATCCGTTGAATTTGTACAGAATTTCGGTACTGGGGGTGCTCCGTCAGCTACGGTCACCGGGATAGAGGTAAACAAGATCGCTATCACAACCAACTGGGCGCAGTATACAGTAACCGCCTCGATACCGAGTATTGCCGGAAAGACACTGGGAACGGACGATAATGATTACATGGCAGTAATATTCTGGGTTGATGCTGGGGCTGATTTCAACGCAAGAACCGACACTCTCGGTCAGTCTAGTAATACCTATGAATTCTCTCATGTCCAGCTTGAGATTGGCTCATCATCCACCGAGTTCGAAAGAAGAATGGTTGGTGAGGAACTGGAATTGTGCCAGAGATATTTTCTCGGAAATTCATATGCTTCAGACACTCCAAGATTAGCATTTTCCGGAGACGTTACAACGGCTATAGACTATATAGCTAAGGGGAATTTCCCGGTAGCGATGAGGATAGCCCCAACAGTTACGCTTACACATAGCGCCAGCAGTAGGTTTGATGCAGTCGCTGGCACTGCGGTAGTTACATCTGTGTCGGTGGAGGAAACCAGGACCAGCACCAGTACCGGGTCTGCTGGATATTTCGTTAGCACGTATACAGCAGACGCGGAGTTGTGATTTATGCCAAACGAATACTATAATCCAACCGGCGTTCCTGCGGACGGCTCCAGGACTGGCAGTCAGCCTGTCAGGGCGGAATTCGACCTAATTG